TGCGAGGTACTGTGAACCTGAATCACTGCAAAAGGAACAGAAATGTATTCTGCTGAAAAAACAGTTGAAGAGTCAACTGCTAGAAAAATACCAGAACCATCTGGCTACAAACTCTTGATTAAGCCACTTGAGGTTAAGGAAAAAACAGAATCTGGAATCTACATGCCCGATTCACTGAAGAATGCAGAACAAACTGCATCAGTGATTGGATTTGTAGTGAAGGTTGGGCGCGATGCATATAAGGATCCTGAAAAGTTTCCTAACGGCCCTTACTGTAAAGAAGGTGATTTCGTGATTTTTCGGTCTTATTCCGGCACAAGGTTTAAGGTTGATAAACAGGAATTCCGTCTTATCAATGATGACACCGTTGAGGCTGTTGTCGATGACCCAAGGGGATACACAAGAGCATGAATAATACAGCTGAAAAAATTGAAGAAGACCTAACTGAGGTGGACTTGGATAATACTGAGTTTGAGGTAGACATCATTGATGATACCCCAGACGAGGACAAGAACAAGCCTCGCCGCGCAGATGATGCGGAAGCGCAGATACCGGAAGACGATGAGATTGCAAACTATAGCGAGAATGTGCAAAAGCGCATTAAGCAGCTAAAGTTTGAGTATCATGAGGAGCGCCGCCGTAAGGAAGAGGCCGCAAGGCTGCAAGATGAGGCAGTTGATTACGCCCGTAAGGTATACGAGGAAAATCAAAGGCTACGCAAAACCCTGCAAGAGGGTGAAGGCGTTCTTGTTCAGCAGGCCAAGAGCCGCGTTGAGGCAGAGCTTGACCGTGCAAAGGCAGCTTATAAAGAAGCCTATGAGACCGGCGATCCTGATAAGCTTATTGAGGCACAGGAAAAGCTTACAACACTTCAGAATGAAAAGTTTAGAGTTGAGTCATACAAGCCAAAGCCTGAGCCAGAGCAGCAAACTCCAGTTCAGCTTGAGCCAAGAAAAAAGGTTCCAGAGCCTGATGCGCGCACAAAAGAGTGGGCATCAAGGAATGAGTGGTTTGGTAGTGACACAGAAATGACGGGATATGCCTTTGGTGTGCATGAGTCTCTTGTAAGACAGGGAATCAATCCACAGTCACAGGCAGATGAGTATTATAGCCGTATTGATGCATCTATGCGTCATCGGTTCCCAGACAAGTTTGGTGAGCAGATAGTTGAGGCTGCACCTGTTCGTCAAGCTGGTTCCGTGGTTGCCCCCGCAGGTCGGAGTGCAAAAAAACCACGCAGAGTGCAATTGACCTCAACACAAGTCGCTCTCGCCAAGCGTCTTGGCCTTTCGGCAGAACAATATGCGGCGCAACTCTTGAAGGAGTCATCAAATGTCTAACAGAACCCCACGCTCAAGTGAGTCTCGTGAAGTAACGGCTCGCAAAAAAACTTGGCAAAGACCGGGCATGCTGCCTACCCCCGAACCACGCGAAGGTGTTGAATATCGCTGGATTCGCACATCAACCTTGGGTAACGCAGATAACACCAATGTTTCGTCTAAATTTCGTGAGGGTTGGACGCCAGTTAAGGCAGAAGATCATCCTGAATTACAAGTGTTGCCTGATATCGACTCTCGATTTCAAGGTAATGTTGAGGTTGGAGGATTGCTACTTTGCGAGAACTCAACCGAATATGTGGAATCTCGCCGTGAAGCTCACGATGAGATGAACGCACAACAGATTGACTCTGTAGATAACAACTATCTCAGACAATCAGATCCTCGTATGCCTGTTCTGAATCCAGAACGGTCTACGAAAACTTCGTTTGGTAAGTAACCTAAACAGGGCGCTTACCGTTTTTACAATGGCTTTTCAGAAGGAGAGATGATTATGTCTTCAGTAGCCGCTCCCTTCGGTCTGCGCCCAATTGGTCGCTTGGACAATGGTTCACAGGAAGTTTTCCGCCAGTATCCAATCGCGTCTGCATACAACACAAACATCGCAACTGGCGATATTGTGCATCTTGTAGACGGTGGTACAGCCACCACAATTGAAAAGCAGGCCGCAGTAGGTACATCTGCGATTGATATCGTAGGCGTATTTATTGGGTGTTCATACACCGATCCAAACACAAAGCAAAAGATTTTTTCTCAGCTTTGGCCCGCAAGCACCGTTGCATCTGATGCAATGGCATTTGTCGTAGATGACCCGAATACTCTGTTTGCAATCCAAGCAGACGGTGCGCCAGCTAACGTTGGTGACATCTACGGTAAGAACTGTACTCTGGTACAAACTGCACCAAACACTGATCTCAAGATCAGCCGTGTAGCTTTGGACATCTCAGAGCTTGATGTAACCGCAACAGACCCAATCAAGGTAATTGATTATCTGGGCGGCCATGAAGGCGATGAGAAGGGTTCAGCTTACCCAATTCTGGTTTGTAAGTTCAACTACCATCAGCTCACCGCAGCTGCTGGCGCAGCCTAAAGGAGTGTAACTGATGGCTATTTCACGCGCACAACTCCTGAAGGAACTACTGCCGGGTCTTAACGCATTGTTCGGCATGGAGTACGAAAAGTACGAAAACGAGCATGCAGAAATCTATGAAACCGAAACTTCAGAGCGTAGCTTTGAGGAAGAGGTCAAACTTTCTGGTTTTGGCGCAGCGCCTGTAAAACCAGAAGGTTCAGCGATTTCTTACGACAACGCGCAAGAGTCCTTCACAGCCCGTTACAACCACGAAACAGTGGCAATGGGCTTCTCTGTAACAGAAGAAGCTATGGAAGACAATTTGTATGACGCGCTCTCAGCACGTTACACAAAGGCTCTTGCCCGCGCTATGGCCTACACAAAGCAGGTCAAAGCAGCTTCTTTGTTGAACAACGGCTTCACCACTTTCCAGTCTGGCGATGGTGTAACCCTGTTCAACACTTCACACCCAACAGTACAGGGTGGCGTCAATGGTAACCGTCCTGCGGTTAACGCTGACCTGAACGAGACTTCATTGGAAGATGCTGTCATTAACATTGCTGCCTTCGTTGACGAGCGCGGCCTGTTGATTGCTGCTCGCCCACAGAAGCTCATCGTTCCACCAGCACTGATGTTCGTTGCAACTCGTCTGCTTCAGACAGATCTGCGTGTCGGCACAGCCGATAACGACATCAACGCTCTTCGCTCAAATGGTTCAATTCCACAGGGCTTCCGCGTCAATCACTACCTGACTGACAACGATGCATTCTTCCTGACCACGGATGTTCCAAACGGCATGAAGCACTTTGTCCGTACTCCGATGTCAACATCTATGGATGGTGACTTTGACACAGGCAATGTTCGCTACAAAGCCCGTGAGCGTTACAGCTTCGGCGTGTCAGACCCACTAGGCGTTTACGGTTCACCGGGTGCCTAAATAATACTAGGGTACAAACTTTTGATAGGGCGTCTTTCGGGGCGCCCTTTCTTTTGCTATAATGTATAGGAACCTTGACAGTCACATGGTGTGGCTGACATTTGCCAAGACAAGGAGTTCCTTATGGCTAATACTACTTTTTCGGGGCCGATTATTTCTAACAACGGCTTCACATCTACTGGCATCGCATTTGCCGATCTCCCCACAGCTACTGCCAATACTGGCCGGATTATCTTCTGCTCTGACGCCCGCAAGGCGGCTGAAGGCGCTGCTGCCGGAACAGGCAACCTAGTATTCTCTGATGGCACTAACTGGATTCGTGTAGACACTGGCGCGGTAGCAACAGCTTAATAGGAGGCTATGATGTCTTCTTTTGAAGTAAGAGCTTATAACGTGCCGTTGGCTGGCTTTTCCGCTGGCCTTGTTGGACCCGCTAGATCCCGTATCAAGGGTGTTCTTATTTACGGAACCGCTCCAGTATCATTTACGCTAAAAGATGGAACTAATGCAGGCGAGACGCTTCTTGACCTGACGGTTGCTGCTGGCTGGAACGATGTATACATTCCAGATAACGGAATTGTTGCGGAAAACGGCGTGTATGTATCTGCCTTATCAGGCACAGGCGCCATAATCACATTGTTGTTGGGTTAAATGGCTGGAAGAGAACTACATAGCGCGCATGCACACCTTAGCGGTGCTATGGTCACAACAAGAAACAGATTAATGGGCGTTGTTGTGAATACTGCATCAGGGGCAACTGGAAACGTTGTATTTTATGATAACGCCTCCGCTGCCTCTGGTAGAGTTCTTCTTGAGGTTGATGAAAAGTCCCAAGGCACTACAGACATAATCATTCCCGGAGACGGGATTTTGGCCAAGAACGGTGTTTATGTCTCACTGCCAGCTAACGTAACCGCTACAATATTTTACATGTAGGGCGATTGCTATGCCTAGGAAAAAAGAAACCCCGATAAAGACTTCAGTGAAGTCGGGTAATTTTAGGCCTACCAAAAAGGGCGCTGGCATGACCCAAAAGGGTGTAGCAGCTTACCGCAAGGCTAATCCGGGCAGTAAACTTAAAACAGCTGTCACAGGCAAGGTAAAGCCCGGTAGCACCGCTGCTAAGCGCCGCAAGTCTTTCTGCGCCAGATCAGCTGGACAAATGAAACAGTTCCCAAAAGCAGCAAGAAACCCGAACAGCCGCTTGCGCCAAGCAAGAAAAAGGTGGAAGTGCTAATGGCTGAGAAGGTTGAAGTAACCCTAGCAAGGCTTGAGGAAAGGCTTACTCAAGTTCAGGATGAGGTTCGCCATGTCCATAAAGAGGTTTCTGAGCTTAAAGCTCAGGCCAATAGATGGAAGGGCGCTTTTTGGGTTATGTTGGTTCTTGGAGGAATCATTGGTTCTATTGGTCACATGATAATAGGATGGATGCGATGACTATAAGTAGATCTAATATTGGAAGCCAAATGAAAGGCAATAAAATGAAAAAGAAAGTTAAAAAGATGATCGGAGGCGGTGAGCTTCTTGGGTCAATAAGCCCTTTGGCTGGGGCAATCAGTGGCAAGGGCATGATCGGTCGTGCTGTTGGCAAGGGGCTAAAAAATGTAAGTCCATTAGCAATGATGCTTGATGCCGCGAAAAAGAAAAAAGGCTCCGCTAGCCCGGCAGCAGACGACGCTCCACAGGCTGGCGCAGGTATGGCCGCAAATCAAATGCAAGGCATGACTCCAATGTACAAGGGTGGAGCCGTTAAAAAGAGCCGTGACGGCATTGCACAGCGTGGTAAGACCCGTGGCAAATACTGCTAAAAGAAACTACAAAGGCGAATACAAAAACTATCAGTCAACGACTGAGCAGAAGAAGCGCCGCGCTAGTCGAAACACGGCAAGAAATAGAATGCTTGCCGCCGGTAAGGTCAAGAAGGGTGATGGCAAAGACGTGGCTCATAAAAATGGAAATCCGCGTGACAACAGAGCATCTAACTTAAAAGTGGTTTTAGCCGCTAAGAACAGGTCATACAGGCGCACAAGCACTGCTAAAAAGGTTAACAAGAGAGCGTAATGGCAAAGAAGGTGGAGAATGTTCGTATCAAGCGGAAGCGGATTCGCC